CAAAAAACCACTATTCTCGTTATAAGTAAAACGAGTTTCTCTCTTTCTGATGTATCGGGACTTAAAATAATTCTTTCCCTCTAAACCGGATTGAGCTTCAAAATGTAAATCTTGCACTTCATGATCGAGTTCAGGCGCATCATAATATTTACGCTTGTACTCTTCCATGTATTCAGAATAGGAAACATCCAACATCAAACATCCCATAATGTCATTGAGCTTGGCAATCTCTTTTAACTGAGAACGCAAGGTTTCATAGTCAGCCTCTCCATGTAAAAACATCTCACGAAGGGCACCATCAATGTTCATTTGGGATTGTTCCTTGGTGGTGACATGTTTGCTCTTACACACACAATGTAACGATTTATAAATCGATTGCTTGTCTAAAGCTCCCATGATCTGATTTAACTCTAAATTATAGACATTCTTTCGTTTCAAAAAGTCAGCATCCTCGTCATTCATATACTTAATAGCAGCAGACTCTTTGTCTGGCATAGTCAAAGTAATACCATGTTCTGCCAAAAAAGCCTGGTAAGTAACGAAATTGAAAAAATCTGCACTTTCTGAAACACTACCCTTAAAATCGTCACCATAATTCATATCAGCAACTACATCACGATAAGGCATAAGAACTTCGTGGTTGCGGTTACATAATGTGAAGTAGCCACTGCGCTTCAACAAAGCATTGGCTACACTGCCAACATAGGCGGTGACATTAATCCCTGAAATGTGTACACCATTAAAAGAGACAAGATCTCCATTAAAGGCTACAAAGGGATAGCAGCAATCAGTGGCAATTCCACGCATGATTTTAATATCATTTGTAGAAAAGTTACCACTCATCTCACAAATAGTGATTAAGACATTATAAGCTGCTAGGGTGACTTGAGCAGGCATACGAGTATCATACGACTTATAATCACCTGCAAAAATACGGCCTTCACCAAATGTCTTCATGTGCTTTGCTAATTGGTCCCACTCGGGTCCAAAAGCATTAATACCAACGGCACACTCGGAATCAATAGGATTCATAGACATAAGACGTAATACTGGTAAAAAATATTTGCGAACCAAAAATTGTAAGGAAGTAGGAGCGCCATAAAAAACACGAACCTTATCCTTTGTTTTCTTAGTAGGCTCGTCTTTTAGTGAAGCCTTAAAAATAGGATATCCTCTTTCACTTTGCAA